AATAAAAAATAAAAAAAATGATTAGAAATTATTACACAGAAGCTTATAGTTCAGCAGTAGTGCCATCAGTAAGTGATACACTATTGATAGATGGAAGAACTAAAGCAGAGGTACCTCAAGGCGCTTGGAAACAATACAACTTATATGTTGGTGATTCCCCAGCAAGCCTTCCCGTAACAACAACAACAGACAACAATACTGTAACTAACTCAACTAATGTTGGGTTGAAATCTCCTAACCCACTTATTAAAGCGGGTATGATAGTAAAAGGTGCTGGTTTACCAGATGCTGGTTTAGCAATTGCTTCTGTAACAGATGCAAGTAACTACGTGTTATCTTCTGCTGATTCAATTGCCGCAGATGCTACTTTAACGTATACATATGCTGCAAGTTCAAAAATAAAAGTTCATACTGTAAATAATGAAGCTATAACGTTTCATAATCCAGTTAAAGGAGAAATATTACCGGTTAGTGTAGTGCAAGTATATGCTACAGGAACAGAAGGTGGTGTAGAAAATTTAGTCGCATTAAGTTAAAAATAGAAATTATGAATTGGATATCAAAACAAAACGCCCAACGTAAAGCAAATCTTTTAAAGTATAATCCAGTAGTTGATCATGCTAGCAAAGGCCCTGAACAAAGAGGTAAAAAATTACAAAAGAAAATATTAAATCTTTCTGAAAAACATAAAGGATTACATGATGCAGTTATAGAAGGTCATGGCCAAAATAAATATACTACTGGTGATTATGATGTAGATAGACAAAAACTTTATAAAGTTGATGAAAAGCTGGAAAATAAACTAAGTAAATGGAAAAAAAGATTTGGTGAAGATTTTTCACAATGGGATAACTCACCTAGTATGGAAGGACCTTTAAATAAACAAAAAAGATTTGATAAAACTGTAAGTAAAGCTGAGGCTGCTTATGATGAAGGTAATTATAAAAAAGCTTATAGAAAAGGTAAGTCAGTAGCTAGACAAGCCAAAAGGCATGGAGTTATGAGCAGTGAAGAAGCTAAAAATTTTAAACAAGATATGAAATCAAGCTTAGGGATGGATATGCAAGGACCTTTAAATAAAGGGTGTGCAAAATCTGATGGTGGACCTGGATGCGTACAAAAAAGAGGTGGCGAATACGTAATAATAAATAACAAAAAACCTGGAAATCAAATATGGCGCAGTGGATTTTCATCTCGAAAAGCTGCAAATGATAATTTAGCAGCTTATCATACAAATAAATAAATAGTTATGACACTAAGCCCCGGAATGATAAAAATATTAGGTTCTATTGCTTCTTCAGCAATGAGTAGTAAAGGTAAAGAGGAATCTAAACCACAACCTAAGCTTAATGCAAATTTTTTAATAGATGCAGATAAGCAAGCTCCGCAAACTCCATTAAACAATCGTGATAAAGTAAAAGTATTCAATACGCGCCCATTAAGCACACGGCTTAAAGGAGTTGAAGTAAATAATCCTAGTTTAGAAATAAAAGGAAATACTTCTGGTGTAGAAAACTTAAAAATAGATACACCTGAAACTAGATCTTATACATCTAGAGAAAGAAAGTTGATGGATAGATTAGACAGAAGAGAAGCAAGAAGAACAGACAGAATTGATAGTAGAGAGTTTAGAAGAAAAAAAAGATTTGACGCAAGAGATGCTAATGAAGGTAAAACATATCAAGAAAAAAGAGGTACTGATGTAGGTAACTTTTTTAGAAGATTTAGTAATCCTGCAGCTGATCAAAATCCGCCTACAAATGGTGGAAATACAGGTGCAACAAACTATGATAATAAAAAAGAAGAGGCTAAAACTGATACTAAATTAAATACTAATTGGAATATTGATGGCTCATACTCACCATATAGAACACCAGGGTATATGGGTTTAGATCATAAAACAATATCATTATTACCAGAAGATTCTCCTTTTAGAAAAAATACTAAATTACAAAACAATAAAAAATAAATAAAAATGGGAAAATATGAACATCCAACAGGTGCAATCGGTGGAGGCAAGAACCTGTCTAACGCAAAAACTCCACGTGACAAAGACATAAAAGATATGCCTTTATTTAAAATGGGTAAACCATATGAAATGGGTATGTCTATGCGTGGACCACTAGATAAGCATGGCAAAGTTTTTACAAACTCTTGGGAAGAAGAAGATGTAAAAAGAGGTAGAAAAGAAATGGCTGAAGGTCATAAAGGTCATGCTGAAGCATTATTTGATGATGCTCATGGTAGCTGGAACTGGAGTAAAAGTCATCATTCAACAGGTGCTGAAATGACAGGCCCTTTAAAGGGTAATGCTTTTGGTCATGCTATGCAAAAAGCTGGAGGTGATTACGATAAAGCAAAAGCTATGTTAAAAATGACAGGCCCTTTAAATCAAAAGACATATCAACAAAGTAGTTTTGAAGCTGTGAGTGAGGAAGAATTTAAAAAAAGGCAAGCTAAAAGAAACGCAAAACAAGGTGCTGCGGAAGGTAGTAATGAAGCTGCTGCGGAAGGTGCTGGTGAACTTGGTAAAAATCAAAAGCTGAAAACTAACGTGGAAAGAAAAATAACTCTCAGAAAATAAAACAGTAGAGTCTGTATAAAACTCACCATATAAACATTCACAACAATCATTAACAAAAATCAAAAATCAAAATTATGGCAAAGTACATTTCACTTGATTCATCCGCGTCTGGCTTAGACAGCGGGGATTTAATCATTAACGCAGAAAACATTATGTATGTAGAAGCAGATTCAGGAACATCAACTAAAGTTTTTTTAAACGCTGGTCCAACTGGAGCTGATTTAATCACAATTACACACACATCTACAGGAACAACTCCTTCAATGAGAGACGCAATTAATTACGCACTAACTGCTAATCCAGGTGGTGTAAAAGCTAAAGTACAAAACCCTTCAGGTATTAGTATTTCAGCTGTAGTAGTATCATAATGAAATCTAGAGGCTTAGGCGACGACATAGAAAAGTTTACTAAAGCAACTGGAATTAAAAAAGTTGTTGACGCGGTTTCACAGGGTTTAAATATACCCTGTGGCTGCGAGCAACGAAAAAACACTTTAAATAAAATGTTTCCTAAAAAGTAATGGCATTTAAACTTAATAACCCACCATATTCTCTAAATAACACACCTGTTTATCATGTGCCTTTAGAAGAAGGAGTATTAGGTAAAGCTGATAGAAACGGAAGCATTTTAATTAATAAAGATGTAACGTGTCCTGACCAAGAACAGGATATTGTAAATCACGAAATGGTTCATCACGATCAAATGAAAAGAGGTGATCTTGATTATGACGATAAAAATGTTTACTGGAAAGGTAAAGTTTATCCTCGATCTAAAATGAGTGAAGGTGATAAAAACCTTCCATGGGAAAAAGAAGCGTATAAAAATAGTTAATTATGAGTAAATTTAGTTCACCATTTATGGCAAAAAGCCCTTTGAAACAAAAAAATTCTAAATCAACATTTGGAGGTACAACAGACACTCCTGATCAAATTAGAGAAGAAGAGGCAACAAACCAATTAATGGATGAAGGTAAAATTACAGAAACAGATAATAAAAGCCAAAGAAAAATTAAAAGAAGAGTTAAAAAGCTTAAAAGAGAAGAGATAAAGGCTATTAGAAAACAAAATAGATAACATGTCAAAACCTAAAAAGAAATTCGCAGAAAGTACTGTAGGTAAACTTTTATTTGGTGCTGCTTCAATAGTAAACCCAACACTTGGGAATGTACTTAAAGGAGTAACGTCACCAAAAGAAGCTATAGCAGCTATAGGTAAATCAGATGTAAGCTCTGATGACAAAATAAAATTACAACAATTAATATACGAGCAACAGAATAAAGAAATGGAGTCTATCACCTCAAGGTGGCAGGCGGATGCCGCATCAGATTCGTGGCTTTCGAAAAATGTACGTCCATTAGTTTTAGTGTGGTGTATTGTTGTATTTTCACTAGCAGGATTACTTGATAGTGTAGATACAATACCATTTCATATAGGTGAAACATGGAATGACACTTTCGAGAAGGTCATGATGGCCGTCGTTTTGGCATACTTCGGTGGACGGAGTGGAGAAAAGGTTACAAGTATATTTAAAAAGTAAATAAAACACGTAACTATATTAATAAGTAAATTAATAAATTAAATTCAATTAAAATGAGTGAACCAAACAAAATCAAAGAAGACCAATTAAAAAAAATTCAAGAGTTTCAAAGACAGTTAAATCAACTGCTAAATGAAACAGGAATTTTAGAAGTCCAAAAAACCGCAGTATTAGCACAATTTCATGAGGTTAACAAAAAAACCGAAGAGTTTAAAAAAGAACTTGAGGAAGAATATGGATCAGTAAATATTAATTTAGCTGATGGTACATATGAGCCAATTGAAAAAGAAGAAGATAAAAAAGAAGAATAATGTCGTCAGTTATCAGAAAAATCAGCATTGGTTCTGATTATAAAACCGATGCAATGCATTATTCTGTTGGTCAGTCCGTATATGGTGGTCATACTATATCACATATAATAGCTGATCAAAAAGACAATTCTTACAACATTTTTATCAAAAAAAATGACGAGGTGTTGCCATGGAAGAAGTTCAATTCTAACATGGCAATATCCGTTGAGTACGACTTAGAATATTAATGAACAGTTTATTCGATTTTATCGTTGAGCCTTACGGCCAGCGATATAATAATGAAGTAAAAGTAGGTGACAAAAGCTTAATAATTAACACTAAGCTTGAAAGTTACAAATCTGTTAATAACATAGGAAAAGTTATTTCAACTCCTTTAGCATATAAAACGCCTATAAAACCTGGTGATCTTGTATTAATACACCACAATGTATTTAGAAGATTTTATGATATTAGAGGAAATGAAAAAAATAGTAGAGCTTATTTCAAAGATAATATGTATTTTGTTCAATTGGATCAAGTATATTTATACAAAAGAAACAATAAATGGAATGCGTTTGGCGATAGATGTTTTGTAGCACCGCTAAAAAATTATGATGAAATTAACACTTCTTTAGAGCAAAGCCTTATTGGGATACTAAAATACGGTAATAGTGCGTTAGAAGCGTTAAAAATAAGCGAGGGGGACGTTGTAGGGTATACTCCATTCGGAGAATATGACTTTATTGTAGATAATAAACGTCTTTATTGTATGAAATCTAATGATATTGTAATTAAGTATGAACGTAAAGGAAACGAAGAAGAATATAATCCAAGCTGGGCAAAGAGCAGTTGATGAGTTAATTAAGGTTGCAAAAGAGCCTATAGTAGATTCAGAAGATGATATATCTGCTGACAGACTAAAAAATGCAGCTGCTACAAAAAAGCTTGCTATATTTGATGCGTTTGAAATACTTACACGTATTGAAGAAGAAAAAAATATATTAGATAACAAACCTACAGAAAAAAAGGATAATACCTTTAGTGGATTTGCTGAAAGAAGATCTAAGTAATGTATAAACAAACATTATATAAAATAATCGAACCTATTAAACCTCAAGTAATTAAAAGGTTAAATAGACATAAAAAATGGGAATATGGATACAATAAAGAATATGATATCGTCGTTATATCAAAAACTGGTAAAATTGGTGAAGTATATGAAATCCAAAATCTTAGGATAGCATTACCCGCTGTAGACGATATTTATAAAAGATCTGATAAAAAATCAGAACAATACTGGGAAGTGTTTCCACACAGGCCAGAACTGAAAAAAATTAAAACTATATTTGATTGGAAAGCTTACCCAGAAACATTCAAACAAAATTTACATGGATATATTGATAACGAATTTAAAAGACGTGAAGAAGGCTTTTGGTTCTATAATAAAGGTGTTCCTACCTATCTTACTGGTACTCACTACATGTATCTCCAATGGTCAAAGATCGATGTCGGGCAAGCCGACTTTCGAGAAGCAAATAGACTCTTCTTTATTTTCTGGGAAGCGTGCAAAGCTGATACAAGATGCTATGGAATGTGCTACCTTAAAAATAGACGAAGTGGCTTTTCTTTTATGGCGTCAGGGGAAACGGTCAACCTTGCGACAATATCTAGCGACGCTCGATTCGGTGTCTTATCGAAATCAGGTGCAGATGCTAAAAAAATGTTCACAGATAAAATTGTTCCAATCTCAGTTAATTACCCATTCTTTTTCAAACCGATTCAAGATGGGATGGACCGACCGAAAACAGAACTTGCCTATAGGGTTCCAGCTTCCAGATTCACTAGAAAAAAGTTGGACACAAATGTACAGATTGAAGAAATCATTGGGCTTGATACCACCATCGACTGGAAAAATACTGGTGATAACTCCTATGACGGAGAAAAACTTGCGCTACTTGTACATGATGAAGCGGGAAAATGGGAAAAACCTGAAAATATTCTCAATAACTGGAGAGTTACCAAAACAACGTTAAGATTAGGTAGTAAAATTATTGGTAAATGTATGATGGGGTCAACGAGTAATGCTCTTGACAAAGGTGGTAGAAACTACAAAAAACTTTATTATGACTCAGATGTTACCAAAAGAAACCGCAATGGACAGACTAGCTCAGGATTATATTCTTTGTTCATACCTATGGAATGGAACTACGAGGGATACATTGATACTTATGGATACCCTGTCTTTGATACTCCAAAACAAGGGATTGAAGGAATCGATGGTCAAAAGATTGAGATCGGCGTCATTGAGCATTGGGAAAACGAGGTAGATGGCCTTAAGGACGACCCAGACGCACTTAATGAATTATATAGACAGTTTCCACGTACTGAAAAACATGCGTTCAGAGATGAAACAAAACAATCTATATTTAATTTAACAAAAATTTACGAACAAATAGATTATAATGAAGATTTGAAATATTCTGGAGTAATAACTCAAGGTAATTTTCAATGGGAAGGTGGAATTAAAGATACTAGTGTACAATTTTTTCCTAGCAAACAAGGTAGGTTTTTAGTTTCATGGGTACCAGATGTACATCAACAAAATAGATATATTATAAAACATGGTAAAAAATATCCTGCAAATGAGCATATAGGCGCTTTTGGATGTGACTCATATGATATATCTGGAACAGTAGACGGTAGAGGATCAAAAGGTTCTCTTCATGGTTTAACAAAATTTACAATGGATGGTCCTCCTAATTTATTCTTTTTAGAATATATTGCACGGCCGCAAACAGCAGATATGTTTTTTGAAGATGTTTTAATGGCATTACACTTTTATGGTATGCCTTTATTAGCAGAGAATAACAAACCTAGATTATTATATTATTTAAAAAGAAGAGGTTATAGAGGTTATTCAATGAATCGTCCAGATAAAACAATGTATAAATTATCAGTAGCTGAAAAAGAAATAGGCGGTATACCTAATTCTAGCGAAGATGTAAAACAAGCTCATGCAGCTGCAATTGAATCATATATTGAAAGTTTTGTAGGTTACAATAATGAACAATATGGATCAATGTATTTTCAAAGAACATTAGAAGATTGGGCTGCTTTTGATATAAATAATAGAACTAAACATGATGCTTCGATAAGTTCAGGTTTAGCTATTATGGCTTGCAATAAAAATAAATATAGACCAGTAGCTGAAGTTATTAAAGAAAAAGTAAATTTAAATTTTTCTAAATATGACAATAAAGGTTATAAATCAAAAATAATAATAAATGATTAATACAAGTACTAATAGTTCATTTCCAAGTCAGGTGGTACCTGTTGCGGAAAAGCTTAGTTGGGAATATGGCTTACAAGTAGGACAAGCTATTGAATACGAGTGGTTTAGAGGCGGAAGAATAAATAGTGGTAAATGGCATACCGGATATCAAAACTTTAACAGATTAAGATTATATGCTCGTGGAGAACAATCAGTACAAAAATATAAAGATGAGTTATCAATTAATGGTGACTTAAGCTATTTAAATTTAGACTGGAAGCCAGTACCTATTATACCTAAATTTGTAGATATAGTAGTTAATGGTATATCATCTAAAGATTATGATATAAAAGCTTTTGCTCAAGATCCGTTTTCAACAAAACAGAGAACTAATTATGCAAACTCTATTATGCGAGACATGATGAGTAAACCATTGTTAGATAGCATAAAACAAAATTTAGGAGTTGATATATACAGCTCACTTGATCCAGCTAACTTACCTCAAAGTAAAGAGGAGTTAGAAGTTCATATGCAATTAAATTACAAACAATCAGTTGAAATAGCTGAAGAAGAAGTAATTAATAATGTATTAGATTTTAATAAATACGAATTAACTAAGAAAAGATTAGTTGAAGATATAGTTACTATAGGTATAGGAGCTGTAAAAACTAGTTTTAATAAGTCTGAAGGTGTTGTTATAGATTATGTAAATCCTGCTAATATGGTTTGGTCATATACTAATGACCCAAATTTTCAAGACATATATTATGTAGGTGAAATAAAATCAATAACTCTTGCTGAGTTAAAAAAGGAATTTCCTAATTTAACTAATGAAGATTTAAAAATGATTCAAAAATATCCTGGTAGAGAAGGATATCAAAGAGGACCTTATAATAATGATTTAGTACAAGTTATGTATTTTGAATACAAAACTTATATAGATCAAGTATTTAAATTAAAGCATACAGAACAAGGATTAGAAAAAGCGTTAGAAAAACCTGACTTTTTTAACCCACCACCAAGTGATAATTTTGATAGAGTTTCAAGATCAATTGAAGTATTATTTAGTGGTGCTAAAGTTTTAGGTGTAGAGCAAATGTTAAGATGGGAAATGGCAACTAATATGACCAGACCCAAGAGTGATTTAACTAAGGTTAATATGAACTATAACATTGTAGCTCCTCATATGTATCAAGGTAGAATTGATTCATTAGTAAATCGTATTACAGGATTTGCTGATATGATTCAATTAACATCTTTAAAATTACAACAAGTAATTGCAAGAATGGTACCAGATGGTGTATTTGTAGACGTAGATGGTTTAGCAGAAGTTGATTTGGGTAATGGCACTAATTATAATCCACAGGAAGCACTTAATATGTATTTCCAAACTGGTAGTATAGTTGGTAGATCTTTAACTCAAGATGGTGATCCTAATAGAGGTAAAGTACCTATTCAAGAATTACAAACATCAGCTGCTAATGGTAAAATACAATCATTAATTAATACATATCAGTATTATTTACAAATGATTAGAGATGTTACCGGACTTAATGAAGCAAGAGATGGTAGCATGCCAGATAAAGATGCTTTAGTTGGTTTACAAAAAATGGCTGCTAATGCTTCAAATACAGCAACTAAACATATATTAAATGCTGCTTTATATCTAACATTAAAAACTTGTGAAAATATATCACTTAGAGTTTCAGATATGATGGATTTTCAATTAACAAATGATTCATTAAAAGCAAGTATTGGTAAATTTAATGTAGCTACATTAAAAGAAATAGATAATTTACACCTTTATGATTTTGGTGTATTTTTAGATTTAGAACCAGAAGAAGAAGAAAAAGCTATGCTTGAACAAAATATTCAAATGGCTTTACAACAAAATCAAATATTCCTTGAAGATGCTATTGATATTAGAGAAATTAAAAATTTACAATTAGCAAATCAAGTTTTAAAATATAAGAGAACAAAGAAACAACAAGCTGATCAAGAAGCTCAAATGGCTAATATTCAAGCTCAAGCAGATTCTAATTCTGAAGCTGCTGAAAGAGCAAATATGGCTGATGTTCAAAAAGCTCAAGCATTAAATGAAACAAATGTTCAATTTGAAAAAGCTAAATCTGATTTTGAAATACAAAGAATGCAAACAGCTGCTGAAATTGAAAGAGAACAAATGGCTCAACAATTTGAATATGATATGAAGCTTAAACAAGCTGAACTTGAAAATCAAAAAGCTAAAGAAAAAGAAATTGAAGATCGTAAAGACAATAGAACGAAACTTCAAGCAACTCAACAGTCTAAAATGATAGACCAAAGAAAAAATAATTCATTACCCATCGATTTTGAAGATGATAGTGGATTAAATTTAGAGCAATTTATGTAAATAAATTCTTATTAATTTTTATATTATTATATTATGTCAGAAACAAAAGAGAAAGCTGGAAAGCTTAAGGTTAAAATTAAACCTAAAAAACTAGTAAAAAGTGATGAACCTATAAAAGTAGATTTATCGAAACCAGTTGAAAAAACTGAAGAAAAAGTAGAACAACAAGATGCCATTCAAGAGCCAAAAACAGAAACAATACCTGATGATAAACCATCCGGAGATATACCGAAGGTGGAAGTTAAAGGAGGAGAATCCGAT